ACGATACAAATGCTACGGACACGTACATTTTATACAATAAAACCTTGAGCAGTAACACAAAATGTGTGTAACACACACACGAATACTCTTGGCACGGAACGAAACTTCTGGCTGAATTTACAGCTATTGGGAGATGGAAATAATGACAATGTATTTTAAAGACGGCTTTTTTGATGATTCTTATGGCGGTTTTGTGCCAGAAGGAGCGGTAGAAATTAGCCAAGATAAATATATTGAGCTACTTAACGGACAAGCTCAAGGTAAACAAATTGTCAGCAACAAACAGGCCGAGCCGGTGTTGATTGAGCTGCAACCGAGCCCCGCACACGAATTAAATCTTGATACGCTCAAGTGGGAAATTTCAGCCGAAAAACAAACTGCACTTTTTGCACAACAAAAAGAAGGATTACTCAATAAGCTAGCAGATAAAGCTGACCAACTCAAAAACAGCTTACTGGTCGGCTATCCACAAACCGAAATTGAGAGCTTCTATCGCCAAGAGAAAGAAGCACTGGCAAAACAAGCGAACCCAAAAGCTGAAACGCCGATGTTAGAACAAATCGCTCGTGTGCGTGGCATACCGTTAGATTTGCTGATTGAAAAAGTGATTGAGAAATCGAACCAATTTGCGGTTGCCATCGGCATTATTATTGGTAAAAGACAGCAATTTGAAGATCGTTTGTTGGCTTTAAAAACCCCTGAGGAATTAACCGCACTTGAACGGGAGATTGAGCAATGGCAATTCCAAACAAATTGAAACGATATTTCTATCACAACATCATCGCCATTGACCAATTATTCAATGCGATAACAGGCGGCGCAGCAGACGAAACATTATCAAGTCGCACCTATCGCGGGGCGATATTAGCCGAACAACCAAAAAAACGCTGGCGCGTACTATATCGTTTTATTAATTGGCTGTTTAGAGATAAAAACCATTGCAAAACCGCATACGAAAGCGAAATAAGCGGCAAACAGCGCGATTATCGGTTCAATCAAGGTAATACAAAATGAGTGAAATAATTTTTGATTGGATACGTGGGGATGATGAATTCGAAACGCTCATTTTCACTAATGACGACGACACCCCAATGGACTTTACAGGGAGTCAATTTGATTTGCATATCGTGCCGGAACGAAGTCAATCAGAAACCATTAAGCTATCAACATCAAATGGCTTAACGGTGAAAGAAAACGAAATCACACTGCATGTGTCGCATGATCAAACAGAAAATGCAGATTGGGCTGTGGCGAGTTGGGATTTGCAACAAACTGACAAGAACGGATTAATTAGCACCCTTTGCGGTGGCAAAGTGCGGTTAAAACGGGATGTAACAAGGGGGTGAAATGTGTATAAAGACTAAGGCGAAAGCCAAGCATAAAGTGACACTCAAACCTAAACAACAGCACAAAATCACCGTCCAAAAAGGCTATGCCAATATATGCGGCGATCTTGACACAAGAAAACTACCAAACATCAACGAATTAATAATTCACTACAACATCGGAGCGCTTTAATGGCACAACAAAACATCACACAAATTTTAACTGAATTTGCCGAATTTGTAGGCATGAAAGATAAGGAAATTACTAAACTTATCGGCAATTTAACAACTTTAAGCACAACAGAAAAAACAACGCTTGTTGGTGCAATCAATGAATTATATCAATCTGTCAGAAGTTTATCTGGCAGTGCAGCGGGCATTAATGACAGTGCGACTAATGAAACTTCAACCTTATCCGCTAAGAAAATCCTTGAGCTTATAAATCAAGCTAAAACCGATGCGAAAAGCGAAATCTTAGGCGGTAACGTAGCGGCTGAATTAGATACTATCAAGGAATTAGCCGATGCGTTAAACGGCATGAAAACAGGTGAAGATGGCTTGAATAAGCTTATTCAAAAAATCTCACAAGCTAATGAATCGTTAACTACGCTTAGCCAGAAGTTCACAGCTCTAGACGGTGTTAATTTAAAAGACGCATACGATAAAGGTTATAACAAATAATGACATTTCAAGCGAACATATCAGAATTCGCTGAATTTGTAGGAACAGAGATTAAGCGAATTGAGAAAAAAATTCCAGATGGTAGCGGTGGTAGCAGCCAATCCAGTGATTCATCAACAATCACTGGAAATGGACGACCTGATAAACCAGATACAACGGACGGAAAAATAGCAGGAAATGAGCCGGATGGCACCATTTATGAATCGTCAGATGGCGGCCGAGTGGGCGCATGGAAATGGCAAAAACGCAACGGAAAATGGATGGTCACCGATGGAGATACTGGTTTGGTAAATGCCGTGACTAAAAACCTAAAGCCTGGTGCTTACATTAAATTCCGCAGGCAAGGCAACCTTGTATCATGCCACATGGGCGGGTTATCTTGGGGGCTGTTTGGTTATTTGGGTAAAACCGAAAAAGGTTATAGCCCACGACAAGCAGGTCGCGTTGAGGTTATTAGTCAAGGGGGTATCCCTCTTGGCTTTAGAGCTGACGACTCTTGTGGATTTAGCTTGTTTGATGATGACACCAATCGAGCTGTTGTGGGTATTTATGTGGGAGGTGTAGGCGATTCTAATTTTATGCGCTTTACTCCATACCATACAGATCCAAAAGTAAAAGGCAATGATGCAATACCTGATATCGGGCCAAAAAACTTAAGACCGCCAGCAATGATGTGGACAACATCCGATCCATGGCCCGATAGGGTTTAAGACAAACGGCGGGTAATTCCGCCGTTTTTATCCCTCCGACTCTACCTAACCGCCCTTTGTTAGTTTAAATACCACAACGCCAACCGCTCGCACTACCCTATTCTCTCGATCACAATAAAGACATTATTTAACCAATAGAAACCATAGGGCTAAAATATGTCTGATGAATATCTCCATGGGGTCAAGGTAACGGAAATTTCCGAAGCCTTGCGAACACTCACCACATCATCCACTGCAGTTATCGGTTTAGTGACAACCGCACCAGATGCAGATGCATCGGTTTTCCCGCTTAACAAACCTACTCTTTTAACAGGTATCACCGCCGAAGTCCAAGCGAAAGCCGGTAAACAAGGCACATTATCCCGTGCGTTAGATGGCATTGCGGACATTGTGAATTGTAAAGTTGTCGTCATTCGTGTGGAAGAAAACGAAGATGAAAGCACCATGAAAGCCAATGTGATCGGAACCGTAGATAACGAAGGCAATTACACTGGCTTAAAAGCGTTCCTCGTATCTGCTGCAGTTTGTGGCGTTAAACCACGTATTTTCTGTATTCCGAAATATGATAGCCAAGATGTAACCACCGAATTGTTAAGCGTAGCGAAAAAGCTCAATGGCTTTGTGTATGCCTCTTGCGGCACAGCAAAAACCAAAGAAGAAGCCGTGACATACGGCCGCAATTTCTCACAACGTGAATTAATGCTAATTTTCGGTGATTTCTTATCGTTTAACCCAAATACCAAACAAACCGAAGTGGATTATGCCGTTGTTCGTGCTGCCGCAATGCGTGCATATCAAGACAAAGAATATGGCTGGCATACTTCAATTTCAAACAAAGGTTTAACTGGCGTAACGGGTGTCACCAAGCCACTTTCTTTTGATATTAACGACAGTGCAACAGACGTGAATTATCTCAACGAACAAGGCATTACTTGTTGTGTAAACCACAATGGCTTTAAGTTCTGGGGATTACGCACTCGTTCGGCAGATAAATTATTTATCTACGAAAACTACACTCGCACGGCACAAGTGTTGAAAGACACCATTGCACAATCCTTTGACTGGGCAATGGATAAAGACATTTCTGTGAATCTGGTAAAAGAAATCGTGGAAGCGATCAATGCAAAATGGCGTGAATATGTGGCGCAAGGTTATTTAATCGGTGGGAAAGCATTTATCAATGCCAACCTCAACACAGCCGCAACCTTGAAAGATGCAAAATTGCTTGTGTCTTATGACTACTGCCCTGTTCCACCGTTAGAACAACTTGGCTTTAACCAATACATCAGCGATGAATACCTTGTGGAATTTGCCGCAAACATTGCAAAAGTAGGAGCGTAAAAAATGGCATTACCTCGTAAACTCAAATTAATGAATTTTTTGGCTGACGGTAATTCTTACCGTGGCCAAGTCACCGAAATCACCCAACCTAAATTAGCAATGAAATTAGAAGCGTATCGCGCAGGTGGCATGATTGGTGAAGTAAAAGTAAATCTGGGCGTAGAACCTTTAGATGTTCAGTTCAAAATGGGCGGTTACATGACCGAACTATTAAAAAAATTCGGCGGCTCGATTGACGGCACGGCATTGCGTTTTGCCGGTGCTTATCAACAAGATGATACAGAAGAAGTCACCTCTATTGAGCTTGTCATGCGCGGTCGTTTTGGCGAAATCGACAACGGCACAAGCAAACCAGGCGATGACACCGAACAAAGCTACACCGTGCCTTTGACTTATTACAAGATCATTGAAAACGGCAAAGACATCATCGAAATTGATTTGCTCAATTCAATTTTTGTTGTTGATGGCAACGATCGCTTGGCAGAACATCGCGCAGCTATCGGCATTTAATTCACACACCTTGCCCCGAAAGGGGCTTTTATTAAATCCCCCCTCCCCTCTTTACAAAAAAGAGGAATTTTAAAGGAAACATAAAATGAAAACAGAAAACACTAAAATCATCACTTTAACCAACCCTATTACTCGTGGCGAAAACCAAATCACGGAAATCACCGTCAATAAACCGACTGTGCCCGCATTAAAAGGTTTAAAAATGTTTGATGTGTTGCAAATGGATGTGGACGCATTACAAGTTTTACTTGCACGTGTCACCACCCCTGTTTTGCATAAATCCGATTTTGTCACCATGGAAGTGGCTGACTTCACCGAGCTTGCTGCGGTGGCTGTCGGTTTTTTAGGGAAGAACTCGGAAGTGGAAACCGAAGCGACCGAGTAATGATTGCCGCAACAGTGGAAGATGCCATGGCAGATATTGCCATCATCTTCCACTGGCAACCACAAGCCTTTGAGCAAATGACATTTTCCGAATTAATGCAATGGCGAGAAAAAGCAAGAGAACGAAATGAAACAGAAACTGATTAATTACCTGTTTAATTTACCAAGATACATGGTATGGGGAGGGATAATCACCCTCTCAATTATCTTTTGGCTGCTTGTCGTTTTCGGCATTGCGTTTTTATTTTGCTAATTCATCAAGTGCGGTCAGAAATCATGGGATTTTTTGACCGCACTTTTCTTTAGGATAGAACATGAAATCAATTTTAATCTTATTTTTCCATTTTTTATCAATCATCGCCGTCACAGGGTGCGCTACGTTTTTGATGTATCACAACATTAACGGGTGGGGTTGGATTATTTTTATTGATGTTTTATTGGTGGTAATGAACGTCAACGTTACGGAAGGCGAATAATGTTCCAAAACTTCGCACTTGCCACATTGGGCATGTTTGTGTTCACTCGGCAAACCGTGCCTTTTCAAAGTTTAGACCGCACATCAAATTGGCGACATCCAACCAATGCCATTGTCGGGGCAATGCCAAAATCACAGTTCACTGGCAAAGAAAGCGAAACCGTCACGATTAGTGGCAGATTAATCCCCGAAATTACTGGCGGTAGATTTTCCATTAAAGCTCTGGAATTAATGGCAGACAGTGGCGGTGCATTTCCGCTAATTGACGGAGCAACCTTTGAAATTATCGGTTTTTTTGTGATCGAAAGCGTGAAAGAAACCCGAACAGAATTTTTTGGCGATGGTGCACCTCGTGCGATTGATTTCAGCATGAGCCTAAAACGCACCGATGACCCCATGTTAATCGCCATTGCAGAGAGTTTAATGAGTAGCCTTTAATGTTTGATTTAAATCTTAACGACAATCACCGCACGCCCGCTTTTAAAGTGCAGATCACCACGAAAGACAACAAACAGCAAGACATCACACAAGTAATTTCGAGCCGTTTAATTAGTTTGTCTTTAACAGATAATCGAGGCTTAGAGGCGGATACACTCGACTTAGAATTATCCGACCATGACGGCAAACTGGCTTTGCCGCCACGCAATGCCACAATCAGCCTTGCACTTGGTTGGAAAGGCAAACCGCTCATCGACAAAGGGCAATATTCTGTTGATGAAGTGCAGTTTTCAGGTGGTGCAGGGTCGGCAGACCGATTAACCATCAGAGCAAGAGCGGCTGATTTAAAAGGCTCATTTTCCGAACAAAAAGAGCGGTCATTTGATAAAAAAACATTGGGCGAAATCATTGACACTATCGCCAAAGAAAACCAACTCAAAAGCCAGTGCGAGAAAAAACTGGCAAATACGTTTATCGCACACATTGACCAAACCAACGAAAGCGACATTAATCTATTAAGCCGACTGGCAGAAGAACACGGGGCGATGTGCACCGTTAAAAATGGCACGCTATTATTTATGCCGCTAGGACAAGGCAAAACCGCCACAGGCAAGCCAATTCCACTACGAAAAATCACCAGAAAAAGTGGCGACAACTACAATTTCTCGATTGCAGAAAGTGAGAACTACAAAGCCGTGCGGGCGTATTGGCATGATACGGACACAGGCAAACGTGGCGAAATCACGGTGGATGAAAACACCAAGATAGTGAAAAAACAGCGTATGACGAAAGGCAGAACGCTGAAAAATGGCACAGTGAAAGGCAGACGATTAAGCAAGCGGAAATACAACACTATTGAGCAGGAAGAGCCTATCACTAGTGATAATGCGCAAATAAAATCACTCCGCCACACTTATGCAAGCGAAAGAACCGCCATCACTGCCGCAAAATCCGCCTTTGACAAACTCAAACGAGGCGTGGCGACATTTAGCCTAAATCTTGCCTTTGGCGAACCTGATTTAATCCCCGAAACGCCCATTGAGCTTTCAGGCTTTAAAGCAGAAATTGACGCAACCAACTGGTTAATCACCAAAGTGACACACAATCTTTCAGACGGTGGATTTACCAGTCAAATTGAGTGCGAACTGAAAGTGGAAGATGATGAAGTGGAAGTGAAAAAAGAGAAAAAATAAAGCGGTCGATTGACCACTATTTTAAATGAATTAATAAAGTTATTGAGTTTTTAACCAAGAATTATAGTTATTTTCAACATCTTGATATATTTCATTTCTTAATTTATTTAGTTGTCGATTTAATTCTTTATAATCAGAATGACTATCTTCAAATATATCTATTGGTGAAGAACGTAATTTTGTCAATGATTCATTAGAAATAAACTGACAATTTTCTTTGAAAATTTTTTCTAGTTGATTAGCTTTTAACTCAATTGTAGTTACTTTAGTTGTTATAAAATTTTCTATATCATCTATTGACGTTGAACGTTTCTCAACTAATTCTAGCAACTCACGAAAAAAAGTATCGATAAGATTTGTGATAAAATCTTTATTTTTGATAATTTCACTACGTTTAAAGCTACGAGTGTTTAAATACGAAGAAATAGACCAGCCAACTGCTGTTATTATAGATGAGGCTAAAATTGCAAAATGTTCACTCATATTACTATCTTGAATAGAGAGCCGGACCATATAAAGCACGGCTAGAATTAAAAATGAACACAATAAAAATGATTTAATCTTCATCAAGCTGCCCCTCATCTTGAGCCGCTTTCTTTATACGTTCCCAGGATAAATCAACAATAGACTGCACATCTTTATGTTCAATATCCAAATAATCTTTTAGCTGATTATAAGTAAACCCATCATCCCGAATTAAACCGCCAAAGGACTCATCTATAAAAGAGCGTCCATAACGGTTATATCCTGTTAATATCACTCTTAATTTTTTTCCTTCTGATATAGCGTCTCTTAAACGGGGGGCAAGTAAATTTTTCCTAAAAACTAAACCGGTGTCGTTTTCTTCCCCTTTCATAACTTTTTCAGGAGATCGTCCATAGGGTTTTTTGGAGAAGTCTTTGATAACATTTATTTCATTTACAGTCATATTTAAACCTTTATATTCCACTGTATTAGCGTTCCATTAATCGGTATAGGCAAATCAACTAATTCTGGCAAGGTATCGTCATTGAGATATTTCATTGCACCACCACAACTAAATACCCATAAAGTACCGTTTTCATGAGATGATACAAGCTTTTTAATGCTTTTACTACCTTGCCCATGTTTTTCTTCGTCTTTATCTGTCATTCTAGTTATGTCATCTGTCATCGCAAGATGAATGGCAGTCGATTCTGATGTGGATATTGCTTCAACAGAGGGTATAGAGATGTCTTGAGATAATCCAAATTTATGAATTACTTCTCTTAACACTTGTTTAGCCTCATCACTTTCCCAGTCTATGCTATCGAAAAGCTTATTTCCTTTACAAAAAGTTTTTGGTATTCCAGATCCTTGATCATAAAGAACTAAATATAATTCATTCTCAAATAAATCACACATTAGCCACCAAGGGCGATGTAAAGAATCATTTTCTGGATATGCGTGTAAAGTAACATTATTTATAGCCTCATAAATGGCATCACTTAAAACATGTTCTTGTTCAGGAGTTAATTTATTCTTATAAATTTTATATTGTATGAAATCAATTATTTCATCTCTAAACATCCCGCCAACACTACTAATGATTGGCATCCCGTCTTGTTCACGATCAAAATTATTCTTAGAATTTCCATGTTTTAGTAAATAAGCAAATCCAGATCTTTCTAACAAAAGCTGGACCTTTTTATAAAATGGCGAAAATAAAAAATGAATTCTAATATTACCGTTGCTTTTAAGTATGGTTTCCAGCTTAGAATAAAGTAGTACCATTGCGGCAGCCTTTATATCAACACAAGAAAAAAAACTAATAGTTGTTTCGGTAATATTATTTTTTAAAATTAAGTCTAAAGAATTTATAAAGGCAAGAGATTCATTCCTATATTTATTATTATATATAGTGAGTATTCTAGGACATCTAAAAATATTTTTTCTATTTTTCATAATCAGTCTCTACAAAAATGTCTGCTAAAAAACAGGTATTATGTTAATTCAAATTATGCTTTTGGACGAGTGAATAATACGAATAAACCAAGAATTACATCACCAATTCCACAAATCGAAAGGATTATACTTGCGCCTAATCCAGTACCAATCGCTGCATCTGCTTTTTTACTTTTGGCAAAAGTTGCTGTTGGGAAAACAAAAGAAAGTGCGGTTAGAATTAAAAGCAATTTTTTCATTCTTAGTTCTCCGATACATAACTATCAAATGGGAATTGTTTTTCAGATTCTTCGCTATTAAGTTTGCCTATCTTTTGGCAGTATTGCTTCACATCTGTTTCAAAATTAAAACTATGTGTATGATATTTATTCATAATAATGACACGCTTTAGGTCTAATTTTTTTTCAAACTTTTTATCCAAATATGTTTGATAACAAATACCCCGCACAACACTTCCTAGCATCTGTTTGCCGATTTCGTCACGATTAAATGTCACCGATAAAAAATCACCTGTTAATTCGGCTTCTTTTACATCTAAGCCTTTTAATGCATTGGCATATGTTTTAGGCACATTAGCAGAATATGCCACAGGAACAGCTAAAAGTGCGGTTAAAATTAAAAGTAGCTTTTTCATAGCAAACTCCATATTTCAGCAGTAATATTTAACAACATCATCCTTTATTTTCAGCTAAAAAATCTAAAAGGAATGCTTGTAATATTTCTTTCATATTATCTGTCGTTGAGAAAAGCATTTCATCAAATTCACTGAGTCCACCTTTACTTATGTCATCGATTTCCTTCATACTAATAGTTCGTCTAGTACTAGTATGTTTATAGAAACGATCACTGCCATCTTGTGGATGTAATGCTTCAGTATTTTTATGCTTCCCAATAAAGGAAGTGGTTTTATTTAACAATCTCTGACACTGGCTTTTCAATCTTTCAATTTCACTCATTACTACATTAAAGAATGCGTGACTATATTGGGTACGTTTTTTAGTTAAATCCATATCAAATATTTCAATACGTTTACTAATTTTCTCCAATACTTTTTCCAGCATATCTATATCAAGAATAGTATTATTAGGTTTATAACCATCCACATATCCCCAACGGCTGCTGTATCCATTCGGCGCTTTCAAGATAATGGCATAAGGTGGTTTATCAAAAAAGATAAAGTTTTTATTTTGGAAAAAATACCACGCCTCATTATCTAACGCTAATGCCGGCAATACATGTAAGCCAATCTGATATTCTTTATAAGGATTTCGCTCTTCATCAAAATTTTTAGGGGGTATCACCACTTCTCTAATATCTTCAACAAAGTGATTAATAGGCAAATGGACAATATCTGAAAAACGAGCAACCAACTCAAATTGAGTTCGGAGAAAATTAATTACCTCTTTTTGCAAAGTTTTATCATTTTCAGTCAAAATCGCATCTTTAATACTAATGATTTTAGGGATTTCATTAATATTAATATCTCTTCCTGCTACATTCTTAGCTGTGCTGTTATTTAATGTGAGATTACCCATTTATTGTCTCCTTAATCCTTATTTTTTACCTATATTGATATCACGCCCCGCCACATTGCCGACAGTGCTGTGGCTGATATGTTGGCTGCCTGCACTTACGCCTTGCAAGCGGTTAAACACGTCTAATTTTTCACTAAAGGAAAGTTGGGCAAAGCGGTTGAGCAGTTCGGTTTCCATTTCATCGAGGGTTGGGGCATCTTTACCTGAAATCAGCCAATCCAGCGACAGTTTGTGGGTCTGGGCAAAGGTTAAAATCACGTCGATGGGCAGGTTGTTTCGACTTTTCCAATTTGAAAAAGTCGTTTGTGCTACACCTAATTCTTCAATTAGAGCTTTGTCATTTTCTTTTCCCAATGCTTCTTTCATTCGTTCAATAATTGAGCGCGCATTAAATTTTTCCATAAAATTTCCTTTTTGGGCTTGAAATATCACAAATTGGGTTGTATTATTCACAAATAGAAACGGAAACCACTAAAAACGGATCGTTTTGATAAATATTTCAACAATAGCAACAAACTTAGGAGAATTCAAGATGAGTAATCGATTTGATGAGTTGGCACAAAGTACCATGAGCGAGCACGATTTAGATATTGTAGGCTGTGTGTTTAAGGCGATTGCCAAATATGGCTTAGAAGAGGCGAGATCGGTGTTCGCGTTTGAACGTGCCAAACGCGAACTATTAGCGGCTTATGAGCAGAAGATGGATGTGATTGTGAAGGTTGATCGCCAATTAGCAAAAGAAACCTTTACGCCGCAGGATGTAAAAATAATGAGCTACGCACTGGCATACATTAAAAAAGCTGGCATAACCCAATTTGAGAAAGAGTTTGAGCAAATTAAGCAGGCTGTTCAAACAGAGAATCATATCCCTGTTTAGCTTCAATCTTAGTTAAGCCAAGCGAAAACAGAAAATTATCGCACCCACCCCATTCGGTTAAGCCTTCTGCAGTGAGGCGACGATATAAAACGCCGTTATGATAGATGCCGATGTAGCAATTTGTTGAACCCCAAGGGTCTTCTCCTTCTTCTTCAACATATTGGGTTATTTGAGCATCAAAGGCGGGCAATTCAAAGGTGGTTGGGTCAATAAGGTATTTCGATTTCATTTTAAGCTCCTTTTTAAGTCGTGGAGTTGAAAATATAAACAATACAAGAGGATATGTCGATATGGCAGAAAGTAATAACGTTCACAAAACAAAACGTAAACCAAGACCAACGCGAGAGGTGTCTGTGGCATTTCATATGACGTTAAACGTAGAAGAAGGTAAAGCGTTTGAACACAAGCGAGAAAATTTAGGGCTAGCAACCAAAGCTGCATTAGGACGAATGTTAATTCGTCAAGGATTGGGACTAGCAGATTAATAACCGTGCAATCCATATTAGGGAATGTGGGGAGTATAGGACAGAAGAAAGAGTGCATGTGCGGATGTTGATGATGAAAGGACTGCGCGAAATGGGCGCGATTAGTTAATCACAGCGCAGTGAAATCCGAAGATTTCCCCCCGATGTAGATTGGCCAACCATTTACGAAAGTTTGAAACAGGTGTTTGAAGGGAATTAAAGATTTTTAAACCAATGAACGAAACGAATGATTTCTTGTTTTATGCAGTGGCGTTCTTTGTAAGTGAATAAACCCATTAACAACGCATTTAAAAAACACAGTTGGCGTGGGTTGAAGGTGTAATCAAGCAGGGTAAGAGTGGGATTGTTACTTAATAAGATGAAATTAAGCCAAACAATTCCAGCAACAATAGACCAATTAAGGATAAAGATGAGAAATCGTAAAAATCGAGTCAGCATGGCATACCTCGTGGCGTTATTTTCAATGGTGTCGTGCTTTATAGTGTTGATTATCTTTTAATTTTAATAACCGTGCAATCCATATTGGGGAATGTGGAGAGTATAGGACAGAAGAAGGTGTGTGATATGGCAGCAAAAGTCGATGCATTATGTCCAGGATGTGGTAGCGATCAGATTGGGACGAGAACCTCTAGAAAGGCAGAAAATACCATTGTTTCTGAATGCTATTGCAAAAGCTGTGGTCGAGTTCATTTCGAACTCTGGACAGAAATTCGCAATATTAGTATCGGTACATTTACACCGGCATTAATTCAGAATTTCAAAACAGCCGAACAGTGGGCAAAAGAACGTCAAATGCGTAAGCAAGGCAAGTTACCCGCAATAGACGAACGGCAAATCGAAATCCCTACGGATTAATTCTTAATTTTCCAACCGTAATTTAAACATGGTCGTTTGAAGAAATTCATGCGACAGGATTTTTGCAACCAAAATTTAGGAGTTTGAGCAAATGGCAAGCAGTAATTATGTGTATGACAACGGTAAAAAACGCAATAACCGTGTGAATGTGTGGCAGTTAAATAAAACCGTACAAGCACAGGCTCGCAACATTCAACTGTTGCAACGAGTGATTTCTCACCAAGCAAACGTGAATGCACAGCAAGTATTGCTGAATGAATCACTCAGTGATCGCATTGCATTACTTGAAGAAGAACAGTGGGCACGTGAACAAAGCATTTTCTAACGCGTTGCACGGTAGTTCCGTAAATAAATGAATGGGGGTGAGTGATGACCTTAATGCCTTATTGCTTTGACGATGAAACGGAATCTGCCGCTGAAAAATGGTGCCAGGCGCATAAGATGGCGGCGCCGAAGGTGCGCAGTTATGCCGATGTACTGCATTTCACCGGCAAAAGCCGTTATCGCGTAGAGCGTGCATTCAATGAGGTTTCGCCTTATTTACGCACCAAATTGCTGCAGTGGGCTGGCATTGATATTACACCGGAGAACAAAAATGCGGACATTGTGCGTAGCCTGTATCTGATCAACCGTTACAGCCGCGGCAATAAGCTGGCTCAATTTAACGATGATGGAAAACGTAAGATTGCCAATGCCTTATATGAAGTGCGGGAACTTTCTAACTCTTTCCCGCAAGGCATTACTGCCAGTGAATTTTTCCAAATCGACAAATGGGGAGAAAAAGATGACCAACCTTGCC